GTAGGCAAAAGAAATTGTACCCACGAAATTCTCTTGACCTAAAATGTTAGATTGATAATCAGCGTAAATTCCGTATACTCTTTCTCCATTGATATAAATTCTTACATCACCTTCTTGATAGTCGTCGTATAATACAAGATCATGCAAAGATTCGTCTAGATAAACTGAAGGATTTGATATATTGTTTTTAAATCTATACTCTTGCCATACTAATCCAACATATGATTCATATTCTAACGTTTCCACAGTTTTATATGCATCTATATCAATCATTGGATTTTCTATTGTATCGATACTTGACGCAGTTGTTTCAGACACTCCCATGAATCTCCAATTATATTCCTCATATGATATAAACTCATCACCCATCGAAGTGAGTGCTGGAGAAATGTATGCTAATAATGGGTTGTCTGCGGCACTAAATAGGGGTTCTTGTAAAGTGATTGTTGTAACAAATCTTTCTCCCGCAGCCAATTGAGAATATGATACCGAGTCTATGGAATAAATTCCATCATTGGAAGTAAAATCATTTAATTTAATTTTGTATCCTTGTGGTAAATCAATGAATCCATAATCGGAAGATAATCGTATTGTATTAACATCAATTATAGTAAATTCATTGTTTCCATTATTTTGAATTTTAACAATTTCAAGTAATGAAGGCTTAACTTCCACATCAACATAATCATCTTGACTTGTAGGTCTATACTGCCAATCATATGTTGTGAACGATAGATCACTAAGTTCCAAAAATGGATTAAATTCTATTATTGGAATTTGTGCTCGTATAGTATTGGAAAATGTAGAAATTTGAGATTTATGTACCCAACGATTTAGCGAGGACCATGCGTTATTATTAGAATATTGGATGAGATTGCGCTTGTTTATTTCATTTGTCAGTAATGAATAATTATATACAGAGTTTATCCAATCACTTCCATCAAATATTTTTAAAATATCAGAAGTCGTATCTATCCAGTATTGTCCGATTGATGGACCTAATGGCTGTATGCTAGATTCAAAATTGGAAATTGGAATCTCGTTGAATATAGTATATTGTGCCGTAGGGTTTGTAAATAATTTATTCGCAGAAGTTATTTGTAAATTATTCGCATTTATATTTGTTATATCAAAAATTTCATTTTGAATTAAAATTTTATCAGTATTTTGCACATCAGAAGTTAAAAAATTTACTGATGCGTCTTGAATAGTCGAGGCTGCAAATACTGTCTGCCCCAAATTAGAGGATAGTTTTGAAAAGCGGTTAAACCATACCCTATTAAATATATCTTTAATTCCAGTAAATGATTCTATTGATATTTTATTTAAAGATCCTACAAACACTTTTTCTATAATTGAAAAGTCAATCCAAGCAGACATATCTAATGTGTTTGGAGTACCAATCAGATTTTCTTCAAAGTTTATTATAATTTGATTATTTTCAATTTGTGAATTTTTTACTTTAATTATTTGGTGAGCACCAGACAAATCTTTAACATATAAGACGAATCCTATATCTATAGGATTTTCAACTCCAAAATTTTTTACTGTAATAGAATTTGTAGTGAAATCTTCAATATCAATTTCTGCTTTGAAAATAGATTCAAATATTGATTGCTCGAAATCATTTTCAAAAATAATTTCAGTTTTTGTTGAGGAGTTATTGTAAGTAACACTTGAGATTGTATTATATTCGTATACACTTACGTTTTTTAATACTATTTTATCCCCTACTGAAAAATCAGAAGCAACATTGCCATTTATTCTAATTCTTTTAGTTAGTACAGTTGTGTCATGTACGCTATATTCTTCTGCCAAACTGGTAACTAGCTTCAATTTTTGTCTAATTACATCTCTGATAAAATTATTTTGGTTTTTTATAGTAATATATTCTGGGGTCGCCGAGGTGGAATCATCTGAATAATCCCAATAATAGTTTCTAAAATTTATCAATTTATCAATATCAATTGGCGGAACCCAATTGAAGTGAAGAGATTTACCCCATTCATTAAATCTACTTACATCAACTCCTGCACGAGATAGTCTTTTCAAGAAATCTTGAAAAGACATAAAAAATTCTTCCGATCCAATTTGAGTATTTGCTACAGGCTGTAGCTGATTTTCATACCTAAATTGGGTTGGCTCTATGATTTTGTCAACAGTAATATCGTTTGGGTCCGATCTACCAATTAGCCCAACTATTCTGGAAAATTCTTCTTTAGTTAGATATCTATCAAAAATTTCAGTTATATTTTCCGATAAAGCATTATTAACTAATATCGAAGGAAGATTATCTTTTAATTTAAAGTTTTTCTTAGAATAATCGGAGTATTTGTTATTTGCCACAATCTAACCTTTAATTGATTTTGTAAACTATTTATTGTGATTGTAGAACTAATAAAATTAGACTTCTTGCTTCAATATTCTTGGCGTCAGAGATTCAACTATTTCTATGTCATTAACTGAAATATTGGGCTGAATTATCTCATCTTCCTTGCAAAAAACCTGATATAAATCCCCAAAAACGTTATCTGCCTTTTTCGGCACAAGTACAACAGAATCAATCTCAGTAGGTAGTACCGTGTGAATGTACGTCGCAAGTTCTGAAAAATAAAATGTTTCTCCGAATTCCCATCTATCTATTTCAAAAAATTTGTTGACTGCATCAACGATAGCAGTTTTAATTTGATTAGTAGTTAAATTTCTTGAACTTGATCTAATTACTTTTATGGTTGCTTTTAATTCATCGGGTGCTTTGTTGCCTATAATTATTTTAATTTTGCCCGGATGTAATATCAGAGTATCAGATATCATTTTGTTATCCAACAAATAATTATAAGAAGATCTTAGATCAAAAGAAGTAGGTGGAGTTGGCTTGTTTTCAATTTGATCATTTAACCAGCGATTGAGATTACTATAATATCCTCTTGTAATTATAAACATGTCTATTATGTTTGTCGCAGAAGGATCTATTAAGTGATATCTAGGAGTTCTATGCATCCACAAAAAATTTATACCAGCTTTACCAACTTCTCTTTTCCATAAGCCAGTCTCATTTAGCTGATCTTCATTGTAAGAATCTAAAACTTCTTGTGAGTATGGAACGTATACCCAAGGTTCTGAAACCCCTTCTCTGTAAAAATATACAAAATTAGTAGTTGGATTTATTAGATAATCTAGAGAAACATTGTCAGGTATTCCATCATTATTGGTATCATTTGGAATAACGTTTAAATCATGAATACTGTAGAGGCCCAAATTTTCCCCTGCAGTTATAATTTCTTGTCGTAAAACTCTAAAATTATAATTAGAATCTAATCCACATGAATCTACTCCAACGTTTGCTTTAAGTATAACAATTTCATCATAATTGGCATTTAATGTATCATATGTAATTACTTTATCTGTATTGACATTCCAAAATTTAGTATCATCACTATGAAATATCATTTTTTTAGCGTTTAGTGTTATTTCCCAACTTCCATCTGCAATAGATCTAACTCTAATCCACCAGTCCGCTGGTTCTGAATTATCTATAATCCAATCATCCTGTGCGACATTATATGACATATAAAAAGTTCCCGGAGTATTATCGATTAGTAATTGAATTGCATCGTTTAAATCTATAATTTCATCCGTAGTAAACTCTTTTCTAATATCTCGTGGTTGAACGCCTTCTAGTATTGATTTAATGAAATATGGCTCATCCTGTAAAATTGTACCAATAATATAATCATTAATTAGCGAATTTTTTATTGCCGTATTTGTGTTTGATAAATCGGATGATTCTATAGTTATTGTTTGTGTATATGTTTCGAAATATACAACCAAATCATCGCCGAAAATCTTAACATTTTCATAATATTCTCTAGGATCGTGCCAATAGATGTATTTTGAATCACCTGCAAAAGTTCTATTAATTGCACGCAATTTAAGAATGGTATTATCTTGTAATAAAAACTCATTATAGTCTCTTCCGTTAACCATTCTATCTTGTGTATAATAAACGGAAGGCGCAATTCTTCTAATTCTTTCCAGATCTTCGCTGCTTGAAGCATTTTGAATTGGATTAGTTAAAGAAAATGTAAATGAGAATGTTTGCTCTTTATTCTCATCATCCCTATATGAAAATGAGCTACCAATGTTCTGAATACTAGTAGTAGGGATCACGAAATCTTCATTGGCTGATACTCTGTACCATATATCAAAAATACCTGAAGGTATTGCCGAGAATTTTCCATCTCCGAATATTATTCTAAAATTATCGTTATCTAGTGTTTCAATTTCATACTTATTTCTAAAAGGATTATTATTGAATATGATATTTTGGGCACTAGCTAAATCCACTCTTTCCCATTCACCCGATCTTAAACTATCTGATAATTCCGGATTGGCTACGATTTCTCCAGTCTCTTGATCTACGTTATTCAACCATATATCTATTTCATTACAATTATCAATTAAAATGTCATATGTTAAATTTGGTGTAACACCATCAAAAGCCACAGTTCTCTTGTTAAGCTGTCCTTGTTTAGTTAAAAAGAAAAATCCTGTATTTTTAGATGCATCACCAAGTCCATCGGATAGATACAAAACACTCAGAGGTAAATTTTTTTCTGGTCGGCGTTCTAATGGTCCAAATTCATCTAAAGTTGAAGGAACAAGCTCCATCGGATATGATATTCCGGATACTGTTATAGAATAAGGCAAAACATTATTTGATATTGGTGTGTTCTCCATTCTATAAACTTCAAATAAAACATCCTGTACTTGAGTTCTGTCTGCTGCTAATACAGTTCCAAACTCTTGCTCTATAACTTTGTTCATTACTATAATGAACTGTTCTTTCCAGCGAGGATTATTTGGATCGTTCCAAATAATAGTTCTATTTGCTAAATTTAGTCCATTGGAATCAAATATTCTTTCAGTTGTTGATATTGATGTAATTTTAACCAATCCGCGAGCAGGAATATTTCTAGAAGCATTATATGAGAGAAGCTTTGCTAATCTAAGTATTGATTCTTTTCTTTGTGCTGTTGATATAAAATTTTCGTGTGCATTTAAATCTAATCTATACGCGAGTAGCTCAGCAATATATGCAAATAGTTCTAAAAATGCTATAAATTCCGAAGATTCAATATAATCGTTGAAATCATCCGGATAATATAATTTCATGTAATCCAATAAAGATTCTTTTATTGAATTAAAATCCCATGCAGCAAAATTTACTTGCTGGAAGGCTTCGTATACTTTTTCCCAATTTTCTGCACGGCTTACAATTCTCATTTATTACTGTCCTTGGAACTCAATTACTATATGAAATATATCGTTTAAATTAATTTCTACAAAATCCAAATCCGCTATAGCAACAATGGCAGATTCGTCATATAATGGTATAACTCTAAATGAATTGACAATGACTCGTGGATCATAATTTAATACAAATTCTATTTCTGAGCTTACAGTCTGAATTGTTTGTTCATCCATCTGTTCAAATATTATGTCTGGAATAAGTGTACCAAAATTTGGCATTCCATACCTTTCACCTTTTCTGGTAAAAAGGTGATTAGTTAAATCTTGCTTAATTAATTCAACGTCATTTACATTTAAAAATTTACTCTTTGAATAATTCTTAAAAGAAAATCCTTTGTATACTGTTTTAAATCTATTCATAGTCAATATTTATTTAAATTACCTTCTCCAAAATTCATTGCGAGAAATATCTTCATCACCCTCAACTCTGCCGATTGGTTGCAAGCCATCTGGAGACGACTGATTATCATATTGATCGGTATGTCTAACATTTTTTAAATATTCATCTGTTTTTTGATTTATAGTTTCATCGACTTTAATAACTCTCGGCCATGGCTCATGATCCGGAACACGGTTTGTCCATAATGCCTGCATTGCTTCGGATAAGCACGCCGGGGTTGCGTATTTTGGTGCTATTTGCTGTTCTGATGGCGGCATTTCGAATTCTTGAAATCCTGTAACAACATCTTGATTTACTTCTAACATAACTTATCCTATAATAAAGTCTTTCCACATATTTCAAAATTGAAATCAATTCCAAAAGTGTTATCTATATTTACTTCAAAAAATGGTATATCTAATGAGCATACACTTTCCGAAGGTAATTCGAACCCTAAATCTATTAGCGGGACTATACCTCCTAACAAAGATGGGCTAGGGAGTAAGGCAAATGGGTTTGACAGAATGCTGGCTATACCAGCTAAATCTGCAGCAAACGATCCGGCAGCAGATATTATATCCCCAATTGCACCTATTCCAGCAGTTAAGCCACCTATAACACCGAAAATGTTTCCTACTTCAAGTGTTAACGTTAATTGTTGAAATATACTGTCCTGTAGCTTTGGTATTATTCCAGTATCTTCATCATACAAGAAATTGGAAAATTGCTTCTGAACGCTTTTCAATTTTGTATCAATTTTCGCTTGCAATTCAAGCCCTTCTTCTGTCATTTTAAATAAATTTTCACTAGATACGAATAAATCTGCTAAACAGAATTCTGACAATGACACTCCGCAGCCAGACGTGAAACCAAATATCTGTGAATAATAATTTTGCTGTTTTTGAGCAAAAGACATTGGACCTCCAGCACACATTGATTGTACAGAAGATTTAGCTGCATCAATATAATTTAAGTATGCTTTAGTTTTAAATACAGTCCATGGTGAAAAGTTTGTACCACCTTTAGATAATTCGAATGCAACATTGGCATTATTTTGTATATTTGATTCTCCCGCAAGAGTATTAATATCTCTCTTAGCATCAACTCCAGTGTAATCCTGTGGATTATTTAAAGTTCTGATTTGAAAAAGTCCTACTGATGGACCCCATTTATCCGATTGTAGGTTGGTATCTCCAATTGCATTCGGATTATACGACGATTCTCCTCCTGCGATTGCAACAGCAGTGGTCAATGCATCGCCTCTGAACCCCGCATTATACGCGGCTCTTGCAGCCAAATCCGGACCAGAAAATCCTTCCAAAGACAATGGTTCTTCACCTAAATCACAATCTCCAGATATTTCACTATCCGGAAGTGGCAAATCTTGAGGAGTTTCTACGCCAGATCCCTGCTCAAATTCGACATCATTTTTTGATTTCATTTTTATTTTTTTATTAGTGGATACGAAATGTCCGCTATCGCTTAAACCAAATTGAGACTGAGGGGATTTCATGAATACTCCACCAGAATTTGCTTCATTTTTTCCTACAACTTCGATGGTTATATCTTGTGTGATGGATTTCATGTTAATATTATATTGTGCTCCAACATCCATTTTTCCACCAAATGAATGCATTTGTGCATCACCATTAGACATATTTTTCATTGTGCCTAATGCTAATTTATTAACATCACCTTGAACTATTTCGTTTAAATTCCCACTTACAGTTAAATTATAGTCTCCCGTATTAGTGATTGTGTTTATTTCACCCTGAACTTGAAGAAATAGATCTTCCGCAATGCTTTCACATTTTTTCCCACCAATTTCGTATAAACTATCTTCAAATGATAAATGTCTATAGTTTTTTCTGGTAATAACATGCATATCAGCTTCTGATTGGATTCTTATTTCTCCATCTTCGGGTGGACTATCTAATAATGGCTGTGATTCATTAAATCCTGCGTATAAATGAATTCCTTTTTTTCCAAGAATTCTGACCGTTTCATCGGAAGTAAAGTTTATATCCTTTTCTGCATGCACGGAAAAACGACGTTTTGAATACATATCGATATTTCCACAGGCATCCATTTCAATCCAACTATTACCTTCATAGGTTGATATGTATATTCTTTCATTCGTATCATCTAATATTATTTGATGCCCATTAGTTGTTCTTAATTTCATTCTAGAATTAAATGGTCTATCATCCATGACAAACGAATGAAATCCCGGAGTTGACCATCCATATTGTCTAGCTGATAAAAATGCTCCTAAATTTTTAAATCCAGTCCAATCATATCCATGTGCTCCAACGATTGGCTTAACCCAATCATCTGGCTCTGCTTCTGTGATTTTATCAAATTGTTCATCTAGATATGATGATTTTGATGGGTTTGGAATTTGTCCAATATCTTCTCTTACAGCAAACCCTTGATACTCTGCTGCTCTGGTTCTCCATTCTCTAGATTCCCTATCTCCATTAAATGCTTTACCTAAGTTAGTATATTGCGGTTCAATTGGAGATCCGCTCGATGTTAGTGGGCCATCCGGAATGCCTCCTCCATTCCACTTCCATCTACCAGTGTGCATAGTATGCATCTCTTGGTGTTCACCTATACATCCTATCCAAAATCTACGCTGAATGTCACCATCAAAGCATCCTACAACAACGTGTGCTCCCTGCTCAGGTATAGCACTAAATCCATAGTGAATCGCACCCGAAGATGATGACGGTCCTGCGTTATTTCCTCTCGCAAATCCTGAATTGTTTATTGTTCCAGAAAATGGAGAAACATATGAAGCAAATGGAATATGATGCAATTTTTTAGGATTATCATTTAGGGCCGGACAAAATATTCTCAAGCGACCCATCTGAAGAGGATCGTCGGTATCCACGACAATTCCTACAGTTAAACCATTAGGTATAGAAACCTTATCTCCAGTCGTATCTGCAGAATATAGTTTATTAAATGTTTCTAAAATTTTTTCAAGCTTTAAATGTGCCATGTATTACATACTCTCATCGCTTTTTAGTAAACTTAAATATTGCTCAAATCTGCCACTATCAAATACATTCTTTACTTTAAAAAGATGCAGAAAGTTATCAAATTCTGTACTTAATAGTGGAGCAGCTTCTTCTCCCATTCTATGAGCAGGATCTACTTTTATAGTTAATTTAACATATGATGGTTCTGAATCCATTTTTTCATAAATTTCATAATCCCATCGTTTGGAATCAGTTGCAGCATCCATTGGGTGAATATTTATATCATTTAATAAATTAGGGTTCCCCCATATATGAATTAGATATAAACTCGTTTGTTTGGTAAAGTAGTTTGATTGATTGGAAGCTGCTTCTCCGGATTCTCTACCGAATATACTAGAGTGCTCGCGAATGGCACGTACACCATTATAACTTTGTTTAAAAAACTCTTCTTTTGATTTAGTTTTTTCACCAGTCGTCTGTTCCCTATCCCCATATACAACTTTAGCTTCCGGTGTATCTATTTGCTGTTCCAGTGCCGACAGTCTTTGTAATGGATTTGTAACTATTTGTATATCTATAATATCAGTGGAAGTTTTTCTACTTTCTTGATAGCTATAAGATAATGGCTCATTTTTAAGTAGATTGTTTCCGGGGCCAGTGTTTAACCCGGCATTCAAATTTTTTGTACCAATAACCTTTTTAACTTTCAAATAGAAATTTAAAATTTCATCGTTTTTTACAATATATGATAAGTTAAATCTGGGAATTTCTGGAATACTTTTAATATAATCTAAGGAAACTTGTGACGAATACATTAACAATCTACTACACAAATCCATTAGTGATTCTGATTCAATCGCAGGAATGGTTCTAATTCCAATTCTATCCTGCTGTTGCTCCGGTTGCTCAAAGGGGAGATTTCTGTTATCTACAACATAATCCTGATAATTTTTTTGCTCAAGTATATATTTTATTGGAAGAGGTTCTCTAGAAGGAACGTTTATTTTTTCAGTGTATGTTTGATTTACTTGTGCTAGCCATTTTTGAAGCTGCTTTTTATGTACAAATTTTTGTTCATTTAAATCCTTTATTAGAGCTTCAAATACTTCTTTAAAGTTCTTCATAGGCTTACTTTTGTTCAATTTTTCATCTCTTGGCCCAGATTTAATTCCATCTTCTGCTCCTCTTGGAAGTATTCCTCCAGTGGGTGCTATAGGTCTAGGGACTTCGTTATGTAGATTTCCTTCGGAATGTGTTATTGTATGCTGGAACATTTTACTATACTTTGATATATTTGCAGTTGTGTTATAACAACTTGTAAAATTTAGCATATAAATTCTACCAGAAAAATCATCAAGCACATCTACTATATTTTGAACATTAAGTATTAAAGGATTTACTTGAACAACTTCTGTCTTGGCACCATCTTCGGAATTATTCTTACAAATAAAATAAGTTTTCCATGCAAAACTCATGTTAGCTACACTAAAATTTATTTCTCGGCTAAATTGTTCTAGTAGTTCTCTGAAGTGAATACCAGTTCTATCCATTACATTGATTGAACCAGTGTATGAAGAAGTTAAAACGGATTCTGGAGAAAAGAACTGCCATTCAGACACAGCAGACTCTATGGATGTAGTAGAATCTTTAAATTCGTTGACTAAAACAATTCCTCCTTGATTACGATCACCAACTTTTCCCATATCTGGATTTATTTCAGCAGAAAATGCTTGTTCTGTAGTTTTAAATGCAACAAGAATATGCCTTATAGTTACGTTTTGATAATTTTTTATTGGATTAAAAATTGATGCTGTCATGTTTTATCTTGATATTCTAGTTGGCGAAGAATCTGCGGTTATTGCTGCGTTTGCGGGTCTTTGTTTGGTTAATAATGTTCTTAGAGTTCTAGCTCTGTCTGGAACTATAATTTCTTTTCCGACCGCTAATTCTTCCATTATATCAACAATATTATTATATTGCAATATCAACCACCCCAAATCAGGTCTGCCGAAAAATTCATTGGAAATTAGATCTGGTCTAAACTCAAAGTCTTTAGTTATAACAAATCGTCTATCCGAGAAATCTTCTTTTGGAAAAATTTTTCTTTCCCACCATTTAACTTTTAAAGTTTCTATTTCTGCATAGCCACCAGAAACATATCTATTATCATTTTTTAATACAGACGATTTATTTGGATATAATTTAAACATAGTGCATCACCAACCTCTTAATGTTCCAGTTTTAAACTGCTCCAGATTAAATTTTTCTATATCTGCAATAGAGTGAGTTTCTGTTAAAGATATTGAAACACTTTGAACTATCGGCATAGGGCCATTTCCTCCTGATACATAATCAACATCATCAGGATACTCTATATTAAGAGATCTAATAACAACTGGAATATTTTTCAAACTATTACCATACGCCGCCAATAATAAAACTTCCGGTGCATTGATTTCTAAATCTTGCGAATTTGGATCACCAACTGTCCATCCTTTAAGTAGATGAATTTTTCTAAAAGTTTGATCGGCTTCTTGGGGAGTTCTGGATAAAAATTTAGAATCAAGTCTAAACGTTCTAGAGCTACTGCCCATATAAAATAAAAAACTTGTTGGTAATCTTACACCTTCACCAATTTCCGTGTAATTTACGTTTCGACTTTCTCCCATACTTGGAGTTACTTCAAATATTACAGATCTACCGGATTTTCCGCGCAATACTACTCGACTAGTAGAAAAGTCATCATCTGTTCCACTAACAGTTTGAACGTCTTGTCTAGTATTAGCTTTCGAAACTAAATTATCAGCCCTAGCCTGCGAAGTATTAGAACCAGTTACAGCGGAAGCTATAGACTTCGCACCACGTATCAATTGTCCAATCAAAGCAATCACCTTTTTTTATTAATCATATATACTTATTATTGGTTACAATAAATAAAATTCGCATTTTTAGGAAAAATAATATGTCGGAAGAAGTTAATAAAATAAATCCATTAATCGAAAGAATTAATAAAATACCGGGTGAAACCATTGCTTTACCATCTAGAGGTATGTTCTATGAAAATGGTGAGTTGGACCCCGAAGTAGTTGACGGTGAAATAGTTCTGTATCCAATGACTATGATCGATGAAATTATGATGAGAACACCTGATATGCTTTTTCAGGGTACTGCAATTTATAAAGTAATTGGTAGATGTGCTCCACAAATTCTAAAACCTAAAGATTTATTGTCAGGGGATGTTGATTATATTTTAACATACTTAAGAAAACTATCATATGGTAAAAAAATTCCTATAAAATATAAATGCGAACATTGCCTTGAAGTAGCTGAAGATAAGTCCAAAGTTCCTGCACACGAGTATCATGTGCCAGTTGATGACTTTATTAGAAATACTAAAGAAATGGATTTGACTAAAGCACAAAGCCTCAAATTTCAACTTAAAAACGGTCAGAATGTATGGCTTAAGCCTATTACGATCAGTAAATTTATTCAAATGCAAAATGTAAAAGCAGATGATCTAATTCAAGATCCCGAAAAGTATGAAGATTATATATCACAAAGTCTGTCAAGTGTTATTACTAGAGTGGATGAAGTTACAGATCCCGAACATATCAAAGAATGGGTTAAGCGCCTGCCAAGAATGTACATCGAAGAACTTGAATCCAAATTTCCGACATTAAATGATTGGGGTCCAACATTTACATATAAAATCAAGTGTAAAGATTGTAAAACTCAGCATGAATTATCAACACCAATAAATCCAGTTCATTTTTTTATGCTACCCTCAAGTCCAACAACATGACTGCTCTAAGAGAGCATATTGAGGATTTGAGGGGTCAAATTGATGGCATCGTAGATGAAATTATAGACATATCGTATTTTATGCGAGGCTCTGTAGATTATTTTCAAATGTATGAATTAACCAGACCTGAGTTACAAAGAATGGCTAGATTTCTTGAACGCCGCTTTGAAGAAGAATCAAAAAAGCCTGCAATGGCAAATAGAGTATATTAATGAATATAGTTGCAATAGACCCATCATTATCATGCACAGCTTTAGTTGTTAACAATAAAATGTATTGTTTTACAAATTCAAATACAAGTAAAACTGCAAAAGGTGAGCTTAAAAAATGGTTTCAAGTCTGCAAAGATAATAACGTTACAATATATACATTCTCTTCATTAAAAGAGGCAGAGAATCATTCGGTTTCCGAACTTAAT